GTCAGTAGAGCAGTTTCTAAAGCTTCAGCATCTCTTTTATACTTCTCAATTGGATCGATATCTTTGTTTCTTGCTCCAAGAGTACGAGCAACAACTCTATATTCACCTTCTAGACGATGAATAGTTGGAACTCTTCCTTCTTCTACTGTTGGGTATTCATGAAGAATTCCAACATATCTCCAATTAGTATTGGCTTTGAATATCTGAGTTCTCCACCAAGAGAAATCCATTCTTCCCATAAGAACAGCATATCCATCTGCATCCTTAATCTGATCTCTTGGAAGCTTACCCTCTAGATAATCATCTGCATCAATCATGTAGATGTAATCTGCTTTACCATTACAGAGTTCTAGTGCTTCTGTTCGATTGTGTCCAAAACTAACCCACGGACGCTCATGAAGCTCGCCAGGAATACCTTTTTCTGCAAAATAATTTTTGATAAATTCCTGAGTTCCATCTGTTGAGCCAGTGTCAACAATGACCCAATAATCAATCTGGTCGTGGATGGTATCAAAGCACTCTTTAATAATGTGAGTTTCATTCTTAACGATCATCGATAGTGTAAGTTTCATAATATATCTCCAGTGTTATTTATATCACATTACCAAATGAAATTTTCTTTATAGTATTTAACCACATCTTGCAACTCATAATCAAAAACTGCAGTAGGATTCCATCCAGTATTTTTTAATTTAGCATCGTCAACTGAATACCGAACATCTTGCCCTATCCTAGTAATACTAGAATCAATATAATCACAGTAATTACTAATTTCTTTTCCATAGTAAATGTTTAAAATGTTTTTAAGAACTTCAATATTTTGACATTCATAATTGCCAGAAATATTAAAAATTTCATTGGTTATTTCTTTATCTATAACAGTCAAAACCGCATTTACAGTATCATTTACATGTAACCATGTTCGTACCGGCGTTCCATTTTCGTGTAAAGGAATTTTCTTATTCAGAGTTAAGTTTTTACAAGTTTTTGGAATAAATTTTTCCGTATACTGACCTATCCCATAATTATTAGTTGGTCTTAAAATGACATACGGTATTTTGTAAGTTCTAGCCCAAGCCAAAACTAACATATCTGCTGCGGCTTTAGATGCACTATATGGATTGCTTGGTTTTAATATATCAGTTTCTTTATGACTTCCATTTAAAATATCACCATATACTTCATCTGTACTAAATTGTATGAATGTTGGCAGTTTGAAGTGCTTTTTAGTCAAAATTAAATTTAAAAGATTTTCTACACCAATCACATTACTTTTGATAAATTTATTTGTTCCTATAATAGAATTATCAACATGTGTTTCTGCGGCAGTATTTACTATAATATCACAATCGATCAAACAATCTAAATCGTTGATGTCTATTTTTTGATATTTAAAATTTTTATATGATTGAAATTTTTCAAGCAAATGTAAATTTGCGGCATATGTTTCTTTGTCTATTCCAATTACATAGTGATTGGCATCTAATAATTTTTGAGTAATACTAGAACCTATGAATCCCAAGCATCCTGTGACGTATATTATTTTTTTCATGTTATCTTTTTAAATTTAAATAAGATGGCCCATCGTAATACAAAAAATCTAAAAACGTGTCTCTTAATGATTGTTCGTTTTCTGGTTTATATATTTTTATATTAGAAAGAGAACCTAAAATAAGTTCGTCATCGTCCGCCCAATGACTAATTCCATCGTGACTGTAATCTTTATTACGACCAGCACCCACTAGTTTGACATTTATCTTTTCATAATTAACATAATTTCGTAAAAATTCAAAAGGACGATATAACAAAAATGGAGTGATTGAATAACAAATTGGAATCTTTTTTTGTTCTGCCAATCCAATTCCTGCACCTATCATTAATTGTTCAGCAGCTCCAACATTATAAAATCTATCAGAAAAATCATTACGAATATTGTCTAATATACCAAAACCAAGATCTGCTGTTAAAGCAATAATATTAGTATTGCTTTTCATCTCATTATATAAAAGTTCAGAGTACAGTTTTCTCATAATGTTTATAATCTTCTTCCTTTATTACATAATAGTGAGTCAATAATCCGCTTGCAAATCCATAATCAGGTACATCAGTTCTTACTATATTTATTGATGGTAAAAATGATTTTAATCTACTTATTAACATATCAGAATCGATATAGTCATATGCACCCATTCCATTAACATTTACATAAACATGTAAATTATTTAAATCTATTTTTTGAATAAATGCTAAAGATTCCCATATTGATCCTTCAGCACATTCACCATCAGAAATTAAACACCAAACATTTTTTGTTCTGTCTGCCAAAGCATGACCGACTGCTATGGGTAATCCACTACCAAGACTACCAGTAGAACAATATATGTTATTCTCTAAATCTTTTCCGGGATGAATGCCGTGTTTGTGTAATAGCATTATAGGATCCGTGCCATATTTTTCTTCTAGAATACAATATAACGCAAGACCTGCATGGCCATTACTTAAAATGAAAACTTCATTATCTTGTTTTTTGTTATAAATATCCCATATTATGGGCAAAGCACTTAAACAGCTACTTAAATGACTTAACTTTTCATCATAAGTAATTTGTATTAATCTTTTTCTTATATTTTCAATCATTTTTAATATTTGCTTTAATTGTAAACATTGCACAATTCGAATGAAGATCCCGTATACTTTTTTTGCTAATTATTCTAGATTCACTTATAATTTCAAATTCGCTACACGCTCTAGATACATCAGATACATGAATATCATCAAAAACAATCAATCCTGATTTATTTCCAATTAAAGATAAAGCCAATTCATAATCATTTTTTACATGCTCATAATGATGATCACCATCAATAAATACTGCATTGATATTTAATTCCTTTATTTTTTCAGAATTAAGTGTTTCAACAAAGCTTTTACTTGTCATTTCAAATAAAACAATATTAGCTTTATCTTTTATTTGATTTAATGTATTTTCTTTTTGATTTACTAATGGTTGTCCTTGACTTATATTAGTCAGGTGTGATGTATAACCATCCTCTATAAATGGATCTATGCCATATATTTTCTTATTAGGATAAGTTTCACTCAAAGAAGCAATACTAGTCCCATTAAATACTCCAATTTCTAAATAATTTCCATCATAATTTTTCATATTATTTGTAAAATACTCTAATATTTCCGGTGTAAATATCTGAAATGTCATAATAGTTTTCCTTTTTAGCTAATTTGATTATAAAACCACTGAGATACTTCTGAAGAAAACAATTCATGAACTCTAGGTTTACGCCAAGGTCCGTGTCCACAATGATAACTTCTCATTACTTTATCATCTAAATATACTTTATTGTTTTTTATAACTGCTTCGTTTTCTCTGGTTAAACTAGCGCAATTATAATATTGTTTAAAATTTGGAGATCTGTAGTCAACATCTCCGTCTAAAATTTTAGTTTTATATTTGTTCGAATACCAAAGAATGTTGAGAACATCATTTTCTTTTATTGGTAGTTTGTGAGCTAATTCTTTATTTAGTTCTTCATATTCATCCCAAAATGTTTTTGAAGTACTAGCAATCATTGCTCCTTGTATATAATTTATTTCTGATATTTCGGAAATATTATGATTGTTTATTTTTTGAGATTTTAGCGAAGCGTTATAACGAACATTATAGTTTGCACAAGCGGCAATATCGTAATCTGCTTTTAAGATTTCTTCACATCTGTCGAAAAAATAAAAATCACTGTCTATATTTACTAGTAAATCATAATCATTATATATTAATTTTGCAAAACTTGGTTTACAATTTTCGGAAGTTAACCACGGGTTTTCCGAAAATAATTTATTAATAGTTGCATCTTCAAAAATTATTAAATCTATATCTGGGTGAAATTTTTTAAAACTTCCAGCAAAACTTTTAAAGTCTATTTTTCCGTTTTTAAAATCACTGGTCATCCATGTATAAAAAGCAGTTTTCATTTGTAAATAAACAGTCCATCTGTTCCCTTTGTATCAACTTTATATTTGTTGTTTTTGAACATATTTATTACTTTTTCTTGGCATTCAGAAAAATGTGAGCAATAATGTGCAAACGCATGTACTTCTACAAACCAATTATCTACCATAGAATAACAGTAATTAATAAACTCATCATTTAAAATTTCAAATTCCGAACCTTCTATATCCATCTTTAATAGATCAATATGAGGTATATTATTTTCTTTTATAATTGTTTGTAATGTTTTTCCAGTTACAGTCATTGGTTGTCCACCATAGTTAACTATAGTGTTAGAAGTTGTATTTGAAGGAATATTATAAAATGTTAAATTTTCATCTTTATTCCATAAAGCACAATTAATAGGAATTATATTTTTAAATTTCTTTGTTATTTTCTTTAAAAGATTAAAATGAGAAGGTGTTGGTTCTATTGAATAAATAATTTTGCTAGAAGGACTGCAGTGAACAGAAAACATACCAACATTTGCACCAGCATCAACAACTACTAAATCCTTTTTATCCTTAAAATAAAAGTCGTAGATTTTATCAGTATTAATTTGTTGATCTACAATACATTCAAT